GCTGGTACAGTTGCACAAGCTTATACTCTGATTCGTGGCGATATTCTTGAGTATTCTGAGGAATGTTTTAGTGCTACCCCTACTGTTGGTGCAAAGATTACTGCTTGTAATGCTACAACTGGCAAGCTGACTATTTAATTTTTAAGGAAAGGAGGAAAGTAAGATGGCTATTATGAAATTTAGTACAACTCATTTAAATAACCTCTTTTCTGGTGGAGAGAATGGTTATGATTGGGATTCTGTTAAAAATCTGATGTTCGACCTTAGTGATGGTCTGGATATTTGTGATGAAGATGGAAATAAAGTTAATAAGAAAGAAGCAGAAGCCAAGATGCGTAATATTATGTTCTCTGTTCTTGGTCTTGATGTTTCTAAAACTCCTACAAAGAGAGATATTAAAAGAGCATTTAATCGTCATGGCGAAGAGTTCTTTGAAGTAATTGAAGAGCTTGTAGATATGAAAGTTAATACAGGTCTTCAAGCAAATGATTTCTTCAATGATTTTGTTGATTATCGTAATATTGCTCTTGGTGATTCTAATGAATTCTATACAGAGGATAAAACTATTCTGGCGGTAAGTAAGGTTTCTGGACATCATCATGACTTTGAGTAAATTAGAGTCCGTACAATGAGAATTGTATGATAAAAAACGCATTGAATTGCTGGAAAACCGTAAAGCTAATTAAACTACAACGTAAAGATGAAATAAGCTTAAACGTGAATGTTACGAAAGTAGAAAAAATTAATTAGATGATGCATGGTTAAATCCTAAACATTATTTTAAATCGGCAATCAGCAACTAAGACCCGAACAGGGTAAAGCTCAACGACTATCCCATTGGTTATAGAAATATAACAACAGGAGTACGGCGCAAGTGCGTGGGTGAAAATCCCTTAAATGGAAGTGGTGCGCTTGTTGAAAAACAAGAAGATATAGTCTGTTCACAAATGAAAGTTTGTGGAATTATTATTAATTCAACAGGGAGTAACGTCCCTTAAAATTATTCTTCTTATATGTACATATTATATAAAGTGTGGTGATTATTTGTATAAGAATATATTATGCGGAATATATTGCATTGAAAATAAAACAACTCAAAAGAAGTATATAGGTCAATCTAGAAATATAAATTCCAGATGGTGTCATCATAAAATAGAATTGAATAATGGTATTCATGATAATGACTATCTTCAAAAAGCGTGGAATAAATATGGTGAAGATGATTTTAAATTTTATATACTTGAAGAATGTGACATTTCAATGCTAGACGATAAAGAAAGATATTATATAGAATTATATAATACTTTAGACCGTTCTAAAGGATATAATTTAAAAACTGGTGGACAAGATACCAATTGTAGATTGGAAGAAACAAATAAGAAATTATCTGAATCTATTAAACAGTCTTATAATAATTCTAATTTAAGAGAAAGAAGAAAACAGGATGCACTTAAACAATGGGCAAATCCTAATATTAAAAAGAAAATAATGGGTTCAAATAATGGGATGTATGGTAAACATCATACTGAAGAAGCAAGAAAAAATATGAGTGAAAAACATAAAGGTATTGCCCCCAAACACAAAAATTTAACGCCTGTATTATGTATAGAACTAAATCAAATTTTTGATAATGTGACTGAAGCTGGAAAAGCTTTGGGGTTTAATGGTACTGCTATATTACAGGTATGTTATGGAAATAGAAAAACTACCCATGGTTATCATTGGGAGTTTGTAAAAGAAGAAGAATAATATATGTTAAACAATTAAGTAGTTTACAAAGGCTTGGTGCTGGTGAGTCCACGACTATTCCTATGAGTACATATGGCGCAGCTGTTGGTGCAGATATTGCTCGTTATCTTGTAGGTCAAGAAGATTGGGCTAAACTGGTTTCTAAACTTGGTGAAGCTTTTACAAAGAAACTTACAGATATGGTTTATGCAGAAGTTATGAACGCTTATCAACAGATTCCTGTTGCTTCTGCTCAGATTGGTAATTTCGTTGGTAATGGTACTCTGGTTAAAACTACTCTTGATACCATTATTGAGAATGTTGGTGGACTGAATGATTCTGATGTTTACATCCTTGGTACAAAGACGGCTCTTAAACAACTTAATACTATTAGTGATGTCAACTGGAGAGCAGAAATTGATAAGGAAGCAGTTTCTCGTACTGGTAGACTTGGTTGGTATGAGTCTACAGACCTTATTGAAATTCCTCAGAGATTTGACAACAACGATGTTACTAGGAGACTTGTAAGTGACAAGATTCTTCTTATCATGCCTAAGACTTCTGATAATAAGTTCGTTTGGGTTGTTGACCAAGGTGAGACTCTTATTGATGAAATCACAGAGCGTGGTGAAGAGCACGGTCGTATCGATGATGTTATGAAGTATGAAATGCAGAGAAGTTTTGGTGTTACAACTAAGATTGGCAGATACTTCGGTGCATGGATTCTTCCGTAAATAAAATATTGATTAAAAGGAGAAAATAAGATGGCAGTAAAGAAAACAACTACAGCACCTCATAAAAATGCTTTTACTAAAGAAGTAGAGCCTGTTGTAGAGAATACAAAAACTGAAGCAGTTGAAATAACAGAAGCAGAACAGACAACAGAAGAAATTCCTGTTGTTACTTCGAAAAAAAGTATCAAAAAGTTTAATCCAGATGATATGATTTTATGTCAGTCTATTTGTGTAGGTCAGACATTTGTCAAAGGTTTTAAAAGTGGAACGATTTATACTTTTGAAGCACTTGGAGCTGAAGAATATATTGAATACAGAGATTTGGTCGCATCTGTCCGTTCTAAAGATAGTATTTTATTTAAACCGTTTATCATTGTTTTAGACGAAGACTTTATTAATGAACAAAAAACACTTAAAACTTTTTATGAAAATATGTATACTCCAGAAGATTTTGAAGAATTTTTTAAATTAAGACCTAACCAAATGGTAGAAGCTCTTAATAATATGCCAGTCGGTATTAAAGAAACTATTAAAAGTATGGCTGTTGGTAAGATTCAAGATGGAGTTTTTGACAGTGTAGCAAGGATTAAAGCTCTTGATGATTATTTTGGAACTAAAATGATGCTTCTGACAGAACTGTACGGTGATGACTAAGGAGGTAAAAGATGCCTTCTCAGATTTATTTTAAAGAAGTATATTCTCAATTTTTTTTAAAGATTGAAGGATATGACATCTTTGATAGGAATATAAGTGATGAATATAGAGAAGCACTTTTATGTAGTTGGCTGCATTCTTCTATTGGAAAACCTTATGTTAAAAGATTGTTTTCAACTGTCACTTTATCAGACCCTTATCAAGATGAAGACCCCGACACAGGGGAGATTATAGATATGGACGGTATCATTGAATATGAATTAAATAATAAAATAGATGAGGACTTCGGTGATAAACAGTTTATTATTGAAGTCCTTGCTTATGGTATGGCTTTGTGTTGGTTAGAACCTAAAGTTTATAGTTTAACTAATATCGCTCAAATGTTTTCAACTAGTGATGAGCGATTTTTTAGCCAAAGTGCTCACCTTTCTGAATTAAGAAATCTTCGTGATGATTTGATTAATCATCAAAGAAGTTTAATCAGAGATAGGGGTTATACCAATAATTCATATATTAATGGTAAATCTATGAGTTCAAGACTGCGAGGTGACTGATATGAAGTATTTATATGGTCACTATAGTAACGAACAATTTGAACAATTTAAAAAACAACTACATAGTAAAATTCATTGGTTAATACTATATAAAGACCCAGAGAAAGAAAATGAATATCCTAATGTGGATTTCAATAAATATTTTATAAGTCTTATGCAAGAGATAGACAGTTTAAATGAGCTACTTTTCTTTCCTCCGCAGATTGTAGAAATTACTTGTCTATTGCAGACGGCATATAGAGAAACAAAACAAAATCCTTTTAATTACCATAATTATAGAAAGTGTATCTTAGATGCTCATTCACTAGTAGATAAAATACAAGAGGTGTCTAAATGATAACTTCTGATATGTATAAGAACATATTGAATACGAAAGGTAGAAATTTATCACAAGTTAGGCAATATAATTCTGCCATGGTGATGAATGCTACTTTTACAGGGGACATAGGATACAAACAAGTATATATATTAGATAAAGATGAAGGATGGAAATATGAAGATGCAAAATATTCCAAACATGCTACTCCATCAATTTTAAAAGATGCGGTTGATTATTATCTTCAGTTTAGACCTCGTATTCATTATCCTGTTGGGACATATGTATTTATTCCTAATGATGAGGATTATGAAATAGGATTTGAAGAAGATGAACCATTTAATCCTTTTGAAGATGAAAATTTTGATGTTAATAAATTATGGCTGATTGTTGGTAGAAATGATGCTAATGAATTTGTTAGGTATAATATTATTAAATGTAATTGGAATTTAAGATGGATAGCAAGAGTGAATGGTGAGAATAAGGTATTAAATGTGTGGTCAGCAATCAGAAATGCTAACTCATATACAAGTTGAGAGAATTAAAATCTCACAGCTCGCTGCATTTGGAAACATTGCAGTGTATTCCTTCGTATATGCTGGAATACCCTTAGAGCCTTAACACTAAAACAGAAAGATGAAATATGCTTAAATGGTATAGTTTGAAAAGATTAAGGATTGGGCAATCAGCAGGAAAGATTCGAATAGAATCGTCCTCAACGACTATGGCTGAAATGCCAGTAGGGAGAAGTCTCCCGAAATGAAGGACTCCTAAGTATGTATATATTACATATATGGTGAATGATATAGTCT